AGTTCATCTGCCAATACTGCAATCAAGAAGCAACAACAGTAGATCATGTAGTTCCTCGTAGGCTTGGAGGAAATGATAGTGATGAGAATTTAGTTGCAAGTTGTCGAAGATGTAATTTAGCGAAGGGTGGGCGTTTTTTTGTGAGCGGAAGGACACCACCGACCCCCCGTTCCTTTTCTAACCCACAAAACACCTCGATCGCCCACGATCAGACGGGATCGAATTGATTGATCTTAAAACGGGAGAGATAATTTTAGATCAGGCTCAATCAGGATTAGGAGGTGTGCAAACACCCCGTATTCATTCCAAACTCAATGATTTGCCGTCTAAAGGTCAAGAAATGATTGATTTTGCAGCTTCTCTTTCGATTGAACTTATGGATTGGCAAAAGTTTGTTGCAATTCATGCTCATAAGGTCAAAGAAGATAATCGTTGGTTCACCGCTGAGGTGGGATTGTGCCTTAGCAGGCAGAATGGAAAGAGCACATTGATGATGCTTAGAATCCTGACTGGCATGTTTGTGTGGGGCGAGGGTTTACAGCTTGCATCAGCTCACAGATTAACTACATCACTTGAAACATTTAGACAGATTGTTGCATTAATTGAACAACATCCAGAGCTTGAAAAAGAAGTAAAGAAAATCCGATGGCAACATGGAGCAGAAGAAATAGAATTATTTGGAAACAGACGGTTTGTTGTAAAAGCTGCAAACAATGCTGCTAGAGGGTTAAGTAAACCTGAAACGATTCATATGGATGAGTTGCGTGAATACAAAGATGAAGATGCTTGGTCATCTATGCGTTACTCCATGATGAGTGCTAAGAATCCGCAAGTTTGGGTTTATTCCTCAGCAGGAGATCAACATTCAGTTATTCTAAACAAATTGCGTGAGAGGGCGTTGGCATCAGCTACAACCAATGACCCGATTGGGTGGTTTGAGTGGAGTGCCGAACCAGATGCGCCGATCCACCTTCCGTCAGGCGATGTCAATTGGTCTGCATTTGCTCAAGCCAACCCATCATTAGGAATAACAATTCATCCAGATAATATTTTAGCTGCAATTAATGATCCACCAGATATTGTCCGAACCGAGTTACTCACGCAATGGGTAGATACAATAAACAGCGCAATTGATCCGCAAAAGTGGGCAATGTGTCAAATAGATCCAATACCACTAGATCCTGAGCAACCTACTTGGCTTGGCTTGGATTTGTCGCCTGATCGTAAATTTGGGGCATTAGTGGCAGCCCAGCGATTATCTGGTGAAAGATTTTATGTGCAATTACTTCACACTTGGTCGAATGATTACAGCTTGAATGATTTAGCAGTTGCCAACGACATCGCACCTTATGTTAGAAAATACAACACACAAACTGTTGCTTTCAGCAAAAGAACAAGCCAAGCAGTTGCATCAAGGTTAGTTCCTGCTGGAATTCAGGTAACTGACATGGATGGAGCAATTTATGCAGAAAGTTGCGACCGATGGCTTGGCGCTATAAATTCCCATCGTTTGCAGCATTCGGGGCAAGAGGAATTGACACAGCAAACCTTGTCAGCTGCAAAATTACCTTATGGTGATGGTTCGTGGATTATAGGAAGAAGGGCGAGCAGGGTCGCGGTTTGTGCCAGCGTTGCAACAGCATTAGTTTCTTATTTTGCGACACAAGTTGAAACAGAGGTGGACATTCAAGTCGGATAATTTGTATTTATGGTATATTATGTGCTAATGGGATTATTCGACCGATTTACCGCCAAATCAAATCAACCAGATTCTCAAGTTGATGTTGCCGCTTCACTTGCACCTTACAACGCACAACAATTAGTTGGCGGAATTTTATTTGGAACAACTACTGCAAGTCGTGAACAGTTTATGGCGATACCAGCAGGAGCACGCGCAAGAAATATAATTTGTTCAACAATCGGATCTTTACCAATTGAACAATACAATCATTTTACAAATGAACATGTAAGACCAAATCGGGTAATTATGCAACCAGATCCTAGAGTTGCAGGTTCTGCAATTTATAGTTGGTTGGCGGAAGATTTACTCCTATTTGGGGTCGGTTATGGAATGGTATTGGATTCGTATTCATCAACCGATGCTTCAAGAATTAGAGCATGGACAAGAATTGCACCTAACAGAGTATTTGCATCATTAAATAGTAACTCAACTGAAATTGAATATTACACAGTAGATGGTAAAAGAGTTCCGCCTTTTGGAATTGGTTCATTAATTGTATTTAACGGATTAGATGAAGGAATACTTAATCGGGCAGGTCGCACAATTAAAGCTGCTGCTGCATTAGAACAAGCTGCTGAAATGTATGCAAAAGAACCAATGCCACAAATGGTTCTTAAATCAAATGGCACAAATTTAACACCAGAAAGAATTACTAAACTTCTTGAGAGTTGGAAAATTAGCAGGTCTATGCGAACTACGGCATTTTTGAATGCTGATGTTGAATTGCAAGCATTAGGTTTTGATCCTGCTAAATTACAATTAAACGAAGCACGACAATATCTTGCTTTAGAAATTGCAAGAGCATCTGGTATTCCTGCATCATTTGTTTCTGCTGAAACTACGAGCATGACATACTCGAACACTTTAGCCGAAAGAAAAGCGCTTATTGATTTTAGCTTGAGATCAATTTTGACGAGCTTGGAGCAAAGACTTAGTTTTTCAGATTTCTGCCCAAATGGAATTGAAACAAGATTTGACATAGATGATTTCTTGAGAGGTTCAGCATTAGAGCGTGCTCAAGTTTATGAAATCCTAAACCGCATCGGTGCAATGAGCATTGAGCAAATCCAAGAGGAGGAGGACTTAATCCGATGAAGATTAATTTCCCAATAGAAATAACTGCTGCCGATACAAACAAGCGCACCATCTCAGGAAAGATTGTTACATGGGATGAGCAAGGTTCAACAAGCGCAGGATTAACAGTATTTGAAAAAGACAGCATTGATTTTTCAAAGCCTGTCAAATTATTGCTTGAGCATGAGCGAACTAAACCGCTCGGAAAACTTGTCGATATAACAGCTACAGATACAGGCTTGGAAGCGACATTTCGTTTGGCTAAAACATTTTCAGCGGATGATGCATTAGAGGAGGCTGCAACTGGGCTTCGTGATGGATTTTCTGTCGGAGTTAAGATTAATGAATGGAAAAATGAGGAAGGCGTGCTAAAAATTAAATCAAGCACACTTCAGGAAGTTTCACTTGTAACAGATCCTGCAATTGACAGCGCAAGAGTTGCTGAGGTTGCAGCTAGTGAAACACCAGAGAATTCCGAAGCAACCGCTGAGGAAACCACAACAAAGGAGAACATAGTGTCAGAAATTACTTCTGAGGCTCCTATCGCAACCGAAGCGGTAGAAGCGACACAGGCTCCAGTTGTAACAGCCAACTACATGGCATACACAAAGCCACGCGTTGATACAAATGTTACAGCAGGACAATATCTAAATGCACAGGTTCGCGCTATTCAAGGCGATGCCGATGCTCGCGATTTAGTCGCAGCATTACAAATTGCAACTGTTTCTGAGAACACAGGAATGGTTCCACCAAATTACCTTCGTGATGTTATCGGAGTAATTGACGATTCACGCCCATTCATTAATAGCATTGAGCGTGCGCCACTTCCTGCTTCTGGCATGAAGGTGTTTACGCCAAAATTAGGAAATCAGGCAATTGTAAGTCAAACTGCTGAGGGTGTTGAGTTTGCTTCACAAGATACAGTTGTAACTTTCCAAGAAGATAACATTGTTAAATTTGCAGGAGCAAATGTAGTCAATGTTGAGTTATTTGATCGTTCAGATCCCAGCTTTGCAGATTTGTTAATTCGTGAGTTGGCTGCATCTTACGCACAAAAGACAGATGCTTACGCAGCAACAATTGCAGCTGATGGCGCAGGTGCATCATCTGGAACATCAATTTACAAAGCAATTGCTGATGGAATTGGTGATTCTTACAATGTTATGCGTTTCACACCAAACAGATTAATGGTTGCCCCTTCAGGTGGATACACAAACATCGATTTTGCAAACCTATTAGGTGCGGTTGATGGTTCAAACCGACCATTATTTGCAGCTGGTGGATCATTACAAAATGCTGGTGGTTTAATTACACAAGGTTCAACAAATGGAACAGTTGCAGGACTTGATCTAGTTGTAGATCCTAACTACACAGGAAACACTACTGGTGATAAGGCTGCATTAGTTTATCCAGCACAAGCAATGCGATTCCACGAGAGTGGCACGATTGAACTTCGCGCCAATATTGTTGCAAATGGTCGTATTGAAATCGGACTTTACGGATATGTTTGTGTAGTTAATCGCTACCCAACAGCATTCCGTTCTTTGTTCGTAGCGTAATTTAACTGAGTGCCTGAGGTTGCTCCCGATCTCAGGCATCCATTAATGGGAGTCTAGAGAGGAAGGTGCCCTGTGCCTACTATTATTACTGCTAGTCAGTTGAGGAGTGTGCTTGGGGTATCTTCTTCTCTTTATGATGACACTTATCTAAATCAAATAATAAATACGGCTGAAACAGTTATTTTGCCAATGCTTGTTACATTTAAAGCACCAATTGAAAAAGTGTCGCTGACTGATAATGTCGCCACTTTTACTACACTAGGATTACATGAATTTACCGAAAATCAATCCGTTGTCATCACAGGATGTGGAAGCCCCTACAATGGAACAAGAACAATACTTGCAGAAAATCTTGGACAATATACCTTCTCAGCTGCAATCACAAATGCCGACATTATCGAAGCAAATGTTATTCCATCTGGAGTCGCGACTTTATCTGGAGCATCAACTTATGTTGGAAACGCAGCTGTTGAATCAGCTGTCTATACAGTTTCAGTCAATGTATTCCAAGCAAGACTTTCAAGCGGAGGACAAATAGAGGGTGTCGATTTTGCTGTTACGCCTTTCAAAATGGGCAGATCACTATTTAACACCTGCGTAGGTTTATTAGGTAGTTACATGGACACCGAAAGCATGTGCCAATAAATGCCTAATCAAACAATTCTTGAACAAGTTAGAACACCATTAGCAACTGCTTTATCTAGCGTTGCAGGAAATGTTTACGCCTTCGTTCCAGAGTCCGTAGTTCCTCCAGCTGTGGTGTGCGTTCCAGATTCACCATATCTTGAATTTGAAACAATAAGCAAAGCAAACATTCGCGCTAAAATTAACATGACCATCACAGTTGCAGTTGCTTACAATAGCAACCCAGCATCGCTCGACAATATCGAGCAATTAATAATAAGTGTTCTGGCAGTAATTCCAACAGGATATATTGTCAGTTCGGTCGAAAGACCAACAGTAACAACAGTTGGAGCATCAACGCTGCTAATTGCAGATGTTCGAGTTTCTACCTACTACACAAGAACAATCTAAGGAGTAATCATGGCAACCCAAGTAATTACAGGTCGCGATGTATCGCTGTCTTTTTCAGGTTCACTCGGAACAGACATTGATGCACAAGCACTATCAGCGACTTTAACAAAATCAATCGATCGTCAAACTTACCAAACACTTGATGGCGAGGCTTACAAGACAACCAATGTTGAAGCAGAATTCACAATGGAAATTCTTGCAGACTGGGGCAAGACAAGTTCAGTATGTGAGGCTCTATGGGCAGCAGCAGACAATTCACCAGATACAACTTTTACAGTAACAATGACTGTAACAACTGGACACACTTTTGCATTCGACTGCCTACCAGCTTATCCAGCACCAGTTGGCGGAACAGGCGCAGATGCACAGACTGCAACATTCACCTTCAAGGTATCTAAAGGTGCAGTAACAGAATCACTATAAGAAAAAAACGGGAGCAAAAAAATGAAGTTACCAATAACAATTGAATACAGCTCAGGCGAGCAAGCAACATATATTGCCCAACCGCCTGAGTGGGCGAAGTGGGAAAAATTTAGCGGGAACACAATTGGGCAAGCCCAAGACAAAATGGGTATATCCGATTTAATGTTTCTTGCATATCATGCTCATAAGCGTGAAGCAGCTGGAAAGCCTGTTAAACCTTATGATATTTGGATGGAAACAGTTACTGATGTAATAGTCGGTGATGCAAACCCAAAAGCCACGCAGCAGGAAGCCTAAACAGATTATTGGTTGAGTTGGCATTAGCAACTCATATACCAATGAGTGAATGGGTTGATGCAGATGACATTTATACAGCGATAGAAGTATTGGAGGCGAGGTATGGCAAGTGAAACCATTGCATACAACAAATCTGATCTTCGCGATCTTTACAAAGCGTTCAAACTTATGGATGAACAAGCGACCGAAGAAGCACGGACTACCTCTAGTGCTCTGGCGACTTACGCAGCTGAACAAATTAAGATTACAGCTAGAGGAAGAACAAAGTCAGGCAAGGTTGCGCAAAGAGTTGCGGATGGAGTTAGCATCTCAAAGTCAAGCAAAATCGGTGAGTTCCGATATGGTTTCGCACGACAGAAATTTTTAGGTGGTGCTACAACGCAAACCCTATGGGGTGGTGTTGAGTTTGGTAGTAATAAGTTCAAACAGTTTCCTGCATATTCAGGAAGGCAAGGCAGAGGTTCGCGTGGATGGTTTATCTATCCGACCCTTCGCAGAGTTCAGCCTGAATTGATTAATAAATGGCAAGAGGCTTTCAGTCGCATTATTAAGGAATGGGTATAATGGCAAGCGATAGTCGCACCTTAAAGTTATCAATCCTTGCCGATGTTGATGACTTAAAAAAGAAATTAGGCGATGCTGA